GTCAGGGGCCGAATCCGGCTCGATGGACGTGCTGGCGAGCCAGCTCAGGCTGGTGTCTCTGGGCCTTAACCTGTCCTACGAGCTTCTTTCGGGCGACCTGAGCCGGGTGAATTTCTCCTCCGGGCGCATGGGGAGCATGGAAGACCGGAAGCACTTCCGGCGAGACCAGGCGTGGCTCGTGGCGCATTTCTGCAAGCCCATCTTCGCCCGGTGGCTGGAGACGGTCGCCATGCGGAACGAGGTTGACATCCCCGACTTCGCCACGAACCGGAGCCGGTACTTGGCCTCGGTGAGCTGGAAGTGCCCCGGCTGGGCGTGGGTCGACCCGCTCAAGGAGATCAACGCTCACAAGGAGGCCCTGAAGGCCGGTCTTACGACCCTCAGCGAGGTCTGCTCGGCGCAGGGGCTCGACTACTCCGAGGTGCTGGAGCAGTTGGGGCACGAAAAGGAGATGGCCAAGGAATTCGGGCTCGCGCTGGACGTCTTCGCGTTGCCCGATGGAGCCCAGCAGGGGGGAGGTGGGGATGAAGACAATGACAAAGGAGGCGATGGAAACGACGATGAGTGAAGGCAGGCTTTTCCGGTATCTTCCGTTCGAGGCCAGGGCGGTGGATGAGGGGGAACGCACCGTGGAACTGGCCTTTTCGAGCGAATACCCGGTGCGGAGGTGGGGCAGCGTAGAGATCCTGCTCCACGAGAAGGAAGCCGTTTCGCTGGAAAGGCTCATGAACGCAGGATCCCTGCTGTTCGCGCATGGCAGAGACCCCAACTTCGGGGTCGTGCCGGTCGGCACGATCAAGAGCGTCCGGATGGATGACGACAGGGTCATCCGGGCGACCGTCCAGTTCGACACGGACGAGAAATCGGAGCTGATCAGGCAGAAGGTCAGTTCCGGAGCGCTCAGGGGCGTCAGCTTCGGCTATTCCGTTGAGAAGTGGCGGAAACTCGAACCCGGCGAGGAATGGCGCGGGTTCAAGGGTCCCGCGTACATCGGCATGAAGTGGGAGCCCTACGAGATCTCACTGGAACCCATCCCTGCCGACCCGACCGTGGGGATTGGACGATCGGAACCGCCTCTAATCGAGGCAGAAAATCCAGAAGAGGAGGAAGCGGAAAGAATGGCGAAAGAAGAAGTGGTCGAAATGAGCATCAGCGAGGAGGAAGTCCGCAAGGCCGTGGAGGCCGAGCGCACCCGCGTCATCGAGGTCATGAGCATCTGCCGAGATGCCGGGCTGGATTTCGAGGAGTATAAGGACCGCCCCATCGAGGACGTCCGCAAGGCGGCCTACGACGAGATGGTGAAGAGGAGCAAGGCCCCCGCCACCCCGCCCGTGGAAGTCAAGGCCGACGAGTCCGACAAGTTCCGGTCGGCCGCCATCGAGGCCCTGCTGGCCCGCTCCGGTGTGGACGGGGTCCGGGTCGCCCCGGACAACCCGTTCCGGTACATGAAGCTCCTCGACATGGCCCGGGCCGCCCTCGAGGCGAAGGAGGGGTCGCGATACTTCGACCTCCCGCCGCTCGAAGTTGCCCAGCGGGCTATGTTCGGCACTTCCGATTTCCCCTACATCCTGGCCAACGTGGCCAAGAAGAGCCTCATGAGGGCCTACGACCTCGCCCCCAGCACGTGGCAGGTCTGGTGCAACGAGGTTACCACCAGCGACTTCAAGACGATGTATGTCAACAGCCTGTCCGAGGCTCCCGACCTCGTGCAGAAGTACCCCGGCGGAGCCTACAAGATGGCCACGTTCTCCGAATACCAGGAGAGCTACGCTGTCTCGACCTATGGCCGGGAGTTCGCCATGACGCGGGAAATGATCATCAACGACGACTTGGGTGCCTTCAACCGCATCTCCCGTTCCTTCGGCACCGCGGCCAAGGCTCTGGTCAACAGCCTGCCCTATGCCATCCTCTCGGCGAACGGGAACATGGCTGACGGTCACCCGCTGTTCGACGCCACATACCACGGGAACTACGCGCCTTCCGCCGGCGCGCTCTCGGTCACCACGCTCGGAACCGCCATGGCCGCCTTCCGCCGTCAGACGGACGTTTCAGGGAACCGCGTCCTGAACATCCAGCCCCGGTTCCTCATCGTCCCCCCGGAGCTGGAGGTGGCGGCCTACCAGCTGCTGAACTCCGTCCTCGACCCGACCCTGACCAACGCCAGCGCGGTGAACCCCTTCACGGGGCGACTGCAGGTGGTCGTGGACGCGGAGCTGACCGACGCGAACGACTGGTACCTCGCCGCAGACCCGAACCAGGTGGACACCATCGAGGTCTGCTTCCTCGAAGGGTTCCGCGGCCCGGTCATCGAAAGCCAGCAGGACTTCGCCACGGACAGCATCAAGATCAAGGTGCGTCAGGACGTCGGCGCGAAGGCGATCGACTGGCGCGGGCTCTACCTCGGCAAGAACTCCTAGCCAGTAGCACGGACGTGCGATGCGGCCCCGCACCTGCGGGGCCTTTAATTTTAACGAGGAGGTAATAAAAGAATGGCGCGAATGGCAACCTGCTACCAGGATGACGAAAGGTACATCGACTTCACGGCTGGATCCAGCATCGCCGCTGGAGACGTCGTGCTCATCGGTACTCTCGTGGGCGTTGCGGTCAACGACATTGGGAGTGGTGCTACCGGCGTGGTGGACACGAAGGGCATCTACGTCGTGCCGGCGGTCAACACCGCTGCTTTCTCCGTGGGCGATGTCCTGTACTGGGATAATGTGGCAAAAAAAGCCACCAAGACTTCGACGAACAACACCCGCATGGGTGTCTGCGTTATCGCTAAGGCTGAAGCTGGAACAACCTGCTACGTGCTCCTCAACCGGTAGGTGGTGTAGGGGGGGGATACCCCCCCTACCCGCCTGAAGGGCAGGGAAGTGAAAAATGACTGTCTATGCCCAGATATCAGATGACTGGCATGCCATGGCCGCCGACTGGGGCGAGCCGATGGAGTACAACGGCGAGAACGTTACGGGCATCTACGAGGACTGGAACGACCGCATCGTCGGCAACAGCTACGGTCCTGCCGGGCAAATCACGCTGGCGTGGTTCTACTTTTCGGCCGAGGACGTGCCGAACCCAGTAAACGGAGACCGGATCACGAGGGGAGGGGTTTCCTGGAGGGTCGAGCGTCTACTGGAGACTACCGGCGGCGTGCACAAGCTCCAGGCGTCCATGGGAGAGGGTGTCTGGGCGTGAGCGTCGTAGAGGTCAGGGATGCGGTGACCCCCTACCTGAAGCGCATGGTCGGACAGATGCCCGGCATCCTGTGGAGGTCGATCAGCAAGGCCGGCTTCTGGCTCAGGGGCACCATCAAGGACGACATCCTGCGCGGGGGGCCTCCCGGAAGCCCGTACAAGCCCCGCGAGGAGATCGGCCAGTCCATCCGTGGGAACAAGTCCAACCTTCTCGCGTTCATCGGCTCCTACAGGGGGCGCAAGCGCAACAAGATCACGGGCGAGTGGCGCGCCATACGCTGGAAGAAGCCGCCGAAGAACATCCTCGGCAGGCTGGTCAACGCAGTATACGTCCACCGGAGAAAGGACCGTCTCACGGCAGACGTCGGGTGGATCAGCGACATGGCCCACCGCACCGGCGTAAAGCACGAGTACGGGTTCGAATATCCAGTGACGGAAAAGATGCGCCGTTTCTTTTTTGCAATGGGAATTCCCCTGAGCAAGGGAAAGACGCGCATCCGGATCCCGGTCCGCGCGACCTACGAGCCGGAATACCAGGCACGCCAGAACCAGATCGCTGACATGGTCGGCGACAACGTTGCCCAATGGGTCGTAGAGGGGAGGCATCCCAAGTGACCCTGATGTCGATTGTCAGCGCGATTAAGGATCGTATAGCCGCGTCAACGGCAGTCACGGACTGGTGTTCAGCCAATTCCTTTAACGCGCTGAAGATATTTGTCGGCCTTAACGGGAAGAAGCCCCCGACGGAGGCCGACTGCCCTTACGCCATCATCTACCCGAGCCTGTGGACGGAGGGTGAGCGTGAGGGTGAATGGACTTGGATCGTCGTGGTGGCGTGGTCGGTGTTCAAGGAGACGTCGACCGTCGCTGGGAACGTCGAGACCCTCGACGGGCTCGTCCTGACGGACGCCCTGGGCGAGCTCCTGTGGAGTGAAGTCAGGGCAGCATGTGCCGGGCTCGGTTTCCCCTGTTCGCGCGCGGACTACGACATCGAAGCCTATGAGTTCTACCCACAGTTCCCGGGTCGCATGAGCGTGGCGATCCGCGTTCCGAAAGTCCTAATGTGAGGAGGAATAGATAGAATGCCGATTGCGACCGTAACGAAGGTGCTCGGGATCAACGACATGAAGATTTCCGAGCTCCTGGTCGATACAGCGTCCACCCTGACCTACGACACGTCAGTCGACGTTCCCGGCATCACCAAGCTTTCACTGACGCCGTCCTACGTCGAGAAGGAGCTCAGGGGAGACGAAGCACTGCTCGACACGTACCAGAGGCTGGACGCCGTAGAGTTCAGCTTCGACCACGTCAAGGTCTCCCTCGATGTCCTTGAGATCATCTCCGGAGGTGCCCTGACTGCCTCTGGCACCACGCCGAACCAGAAACAGACACTGACCGTCCTGAACTCCAACACGGCAAAGTACTTCAAGATCGAGGGGAAAATCAACTACACCGACCTGACCGGCGGCGACGCGCACATCATCCTCTACAAGTGCAAGGGGCAGTTCAAGATCGAACTTCAGACGGAGGAATACGCGGTCATCTCCTGTACCGGGAAGGCTATCGGCACCACGAACAACTCCAAGATCTTCGAGCTCGTCCTCAACGAGACCGCACAGAGCATGTAGTGACCACTTGGGGGGCATCGCACTGCCCCCCGGCTTCATACTCCAACCTAAATTAATCCGGAGGTAATATAACATGGGAAAGGCAGTAGAAATCAGGCCGAGCAAGGTGACCGTCGAGCTGGACGGCGAAAATTACGAGCTGGTCTACAACTTCAACGCGTTCTGCGCCATCGAGGAGAAGTACGGTTCCATCGGAGCCGCAATGAACGCGCTGGAGCACGGGTCACTCACCGCATACCGTGTCCTGCTGTGGGCTGGGCTCCAGGAGAAGCATCCCGGCGTGTTCAAGGAGCCGAGAGACGTCGGGCGTGCCATGAAGCTGAACGCAGTCCAGTACTCTGAGGCCATCGCGAAAGCGCTGGAGGCGGCGCTTCCCCAGGTGAGCGGCGAGGCGGCCGAAGAAAAAAACTGAACGAGGCCGAGGAATGGGATTGGCCTTGGTTTCTCTACATGGCCGTTTCCGTCCTCGGCTGGAGCCATGATGAGTTCTGGAAGTCCACGCCACGGTGCCTCCTGTCGCAGATCGGGATCAAGACGGGCAAGCGCACGGACGGCGTGGAATCGGCCCCTGTAGCGTCGGCATCCGATCTACAGGACATCCTGTCGTGGTCGAGGGGGTGAGAGTGTGGCCCAGAAAGAAGTGCACATCAGAATCAGCGCGAGCGATCAGGCTAGCGGCCAGTTCAGGCACCTTCAGGCCACCGTGAAGGCCACCACGTCCGCGATGCAGGACCTGAAGTCGGCCATGAGCCGCGCGCTGAGCGTCACCGCTGGGCTTGGCGGGTTCTACGCGATCAAGGGGATGCTGGTCGACTCGACCAAGGAAGCCTTCCGGTTCAAGGGCGCGCTGGAGCAGACCGAGGTCGGGTTCCGAGCCATGACTGGGTCTGCTCAAGTGGCCAAGGACGTCATGAGCGCGCTGCGCGACATGTCCCTCAAGGTCCCGATCGAGCTGGAAACAGCTCAGGACGCAGCGCGGAGGCTGCTGGCCTACGGGTTCAGGGCCGGCGAAATTGTCCCGATCCTCAAGACGATCGCTGACGCTGCGGCTGGCCTAGGGCTGTCAATGCAGGACGGCGGGATGCGCATAGCCCTCGCATTGGGCCAGATCAAATCCAAGGGAACCTTGCAAGCCCAAGAAATGCGGCAGTTGGGCGAAGCGGGCATCGCCGCGTGGAAAATGCTGGCTGACTACCTCAACATCTCGGTCCAGGAAGCCATGGACCGAGTGCAGAAGAGGATGATTGACAGTCAGACGGCTACGACGGCAATCCTAGCCGGAATGCAGCGGCAGTTTGCCGGCCAAATGGAGGCCCAGGCCACTACGTTCCACGGGCGACTGACCGTCATGGCGTCATCGTTTAAACAGGCCATGGCCGAGGCCATCTCGGCCCCCTTCGTGGTTCTGCGCGACGAGATCATGCCTGGCGTCACGGAGAAGCTCCAGCTGTTCGCCCGCGTGGCTCACGTCTCGAGCCTTTCGACCGCCGTGAAGGTGCTGGTCGACTCGTTTGAGGGGCTGCAGAGTGTGCTTGGTGTGGTCAAGGTTGCGCTTGAGGCCATGATCTTCCGCATGGGTGCGGCGGGGCTGGTGGCCGCGCTGACTGCCGCGACGACGGCACTCAACCAGTTCAAGATGGGGCTATATGGCGTGGAGGCGGTGACCGCAGCGTCGAAGCTTGGGAGGTTCGTGCTGCTGCTACAGACCGTCTACCTGTCCTCTCTCACGGGGGCCGGAGGGCTGGCTAAGCTCAAGGCCGCGGCCGAGGCGCTGAATTTTGCGATCCTGGCGCTCGGGAGGAACCTCTACTGGATCATCCCGCTGCTTGCCACGGTCGCGTCTCAGAAGATCTTCGGGCGCGCGACAGGGACCGTGGAAAGCCTTGACGAGCGTCGCGGCATGGGGTTGCGCGCGGCTCCGCCGCTGGAAGGTCAATATGGCGATGATCTTGCCAAGAAACAGGCCGCACTACGCGAGGACGCCCGTCAGGAATATCTGCGACAGGACCGTCTGTTCATCCAGCAGGCCCAGGCGAACCAGGAACTGATGGATGAGATCGCGTCAAGCCCGATCGGGAAGACGTCGTCGGCCGGTGGCGACAAGTACAGCAAGTTCGTTCAAAACATCAAGGAACAGGCGAGGCAGCTGCGCCTGGAGTACGAGCTTGGGCGGATCAGTATCGACGAATACGCCGCTGCTCTGGACCGGCTGGCCGCCACTCCTGGTCTGAAGGATGTCCACAGGCTGGACATCACGCAGCAGAAGTGGGAGGCCTACGAGCCTATCTGGAAGCAGTACCAGGAAATCATCGACAAGGAAGAACAGGCGCGCGAGGACTCCCGCAAGCGCGGGATCGAGCTGATCCGGCAATGGAACGAGACCGAGATTGAGCTGGAGCGGCTCAAGGCCCAGTCCAAGCTAGAGATCCAGGCCGAGTACGACCAGGCCGCGCTAGACCGTGGAGAGATCACCAAGGAGGAGCTGATCCGGCGCAAGATCGCCCACGAGGAGGAGATGTACCGGATCGAGCTGGAGGCCCTCCAAAAGAGGCTGGCGCTCGGCGGGCTGGAGGTCACGGAACGTGACAACATCAACAAGCAGATCGAGCAGCTCCAGCTGGACCACAACCTCAAGATGGTCCAACTCGAACTCCAACTCCAGCAACAGCGCAAGACTGCCCTGAGCGTCACGATGCAGGAGTACGCATCGACACAGGCGAACCTCTCCAGCATGCTTGCCGAAATCCCAGCCAGGCTGGCTGACGCCTTCGCCTCAGCGGCGGTCGGCTACGGCAACCTGTCCGACATGCTGAAGAAGCTGGCGCAGGACATCGCCTATTGCGCCATCAAGGCCATGCTGTTGCGAGCGATCCTTGGCATCTCCGGAGGCGCAGGCGGAATTTTCGGAGGCGCGAGTCTCGGCGGGGTCATGGGCGGATTCTTCCATTCCGGCGGGATTGTCGGCAAGGAGGGGGTCAACCGCTTCGTTTCGCTGCTCCCGAGGTTCCATTCCGGCGGGCTGTCCGGCGACGAACAGCTGGCCGTCCTCCAGAAGGGCGAGGGCGTGTTCACGAAGGAGCAGATGAAGGCGATGGGAGGCGACACGACCATAGTCAACATGACCATCAAGGCCATCGATGCAAAGAGCGTAAGGGATTTCTTCACCGAAAACCGTGGCATAGTGGAGGGGCTGGTCGTGCAAAACCTGCGGCGCAATTCCTCCGTGAGGGTTGCCCTTCAGAGAGGCTAGAACATGAGCAGGGCATTCGGAGCGTATATTAACGAGGCAGGGGGCGAGCAGGTCGCCCCCATCATCCTCTTGCGCGTGCTCGACATGCCGGAAAGAAGCAACCCGGCTGAAACACACAGCTGCTATTTCACCGACGCCGAAGAGCCGATCAGCTTCTTTGACGAGGGCGGGGCACAAGAGGCATACCTGCCCATAGGAATGAAGATCGAGGAGGTGGGAGCTGACCAGACGCACGAGATCAAGTCTTTCCGCGTCCACGTGGACAACGTGTCGCGAGACTTTTGTGCGCTCGTCTCATTGGTGGACATGATGGGTTGTGAGGTGCATGTCCTCAGGGCCTTCCGCGACTCTCTGGAATACCCCGAATGTGCACAGATGATCGTTGCTGGACGAGTTAACGCATGGCAGGTCAGCGAGTCAGAGATCGAGATCGAATGCATCATACCCATCAGCCTTGAGCAGAGGGTTCCAAGGAGGCTGTTCTGGCCCCTGTGCGGATGGGATTTTGGGGGAAGCGCGTGCGGGTATTGGGGCACGCCAAGCACCACCGACCTTTCCTCTTCCGCGAACGCCATCAGCGGCGGTGACAATGGGTCGTATCCTAAGGGGAACGCCTTCGACAACAACGAGTCTTCATATTGGTCATCCAGCCAAACAGGGGCGTCTGTGCAGGGAAGCGCCTACATAGGGCAGTCCAACCTCACGGGCAAGGTCAGGAAGATCCGCATCAAGACGTACTCGTCGACCTACAATAACGTCGCTAAAATTACAGTCCAGTATAGGAACTCGGGCGGGAGTTGGACGGATATCCTGACATGGCAATTGTCCACTACGGCGAGCACGTGGAATGAAATCCTGTTGCCAGCATACGACGCTAGCGGCACGTACGAACTCAGGATCCTAGCCAATGCCGCACTTAGCCCAACGTATGCGTGGAGAATCTTCGAGGTCGAGTTCCTGGAGAACGGAACGGTGGAAACGTCATGCGACCATACTCTAGCCACATGTACTGCCTACGGCAACAATGCGCGTTTCTGCGGATTCCCTCACCTGCTCAAGAGCAGAGACCCGAGGGTCTTATGGACAAAAGCCTGATAGGTATTCCGTGGAAACTGGGTGGACGAGACAGGAACGGAATTGACTGTCTCGGTCTCGTCATTTTAGCGGAGCGCGAGCTGTTCGGCGTGACCATTCCTGACGCGTGGGTGTATACGGAGCAGGACTACGGGGCGGTTTCGCTCATGGCTGCGGCCCACATGCCAGAACTCGGCTACATTCCGGTGGATGTGCCGACCGACGGCGACATCGCTTACATCGAGATAGCAGGACACGGCCACCTGGGCGTATGGATCGGCGGAGCGATTCTTACCATCGTCGAGGGAGGCCGAAGCTCCTGGAAGAGGAGACGCCTGCCGTTCAGGTATTTCAGGCCGTGGGAGGTGGGCGAATGGGCGTAGGGGCAGTAGTTGGCGCACTTTTCGGGATGGGCGTTGGAGGGGCATTAGCCGCCGCTGGGATATACACCATAATGAGCATCTCTGTCGGGTCGCTATGGCTTGTCGGGATGGCGATTGGTTCCCTGTACGACATGCCGTCATTATCCACGCCGACTCCGACATATTCGCTGGAGCCGATCTCGAACCCGATGTCGCAACTCATTCCGGTTCCCGTGGTTTACGGAAAGGTTCGGGTCGGCGGCAACATTTTCTACCAGCAGTTTGAGGATAGCAACAGGGATACGGTCTACCAGCACGTCGCGTTCAGCGAGGGACCTATTATTCCTGGCGGGATATCATCTGGCGACGTGCTCGCAAACGACCAGGACACCGCTAACCTGTCCAGCCTGTCGGTACAGGTATTCGAGGGGACACCTCACCAGGCCCTCAGCACGTGGGACCCCGATGGGCTGTCCTACCCATATCTAGCATATGTTTCCCTGAGGATGGAAGCATCTTCGAAGCTGCAGGGGACGCCGCGCATAACTATCGTTGGCAAGGGCAGGGATATCGACTACCCAGGCAAGGGCGCGTCGACGTCCTACATAGCGGCCGACACCGAAGCCAGCTCTGGAACCTATTCCAACGAGTATTTGATGCTTGACGGGGCAGGCTACAAATCCGGCGCACCGACCGTTGACGGGCTCCTCCACTACTACTGGGAGGGGTGGGTTAAGCAGGGCGACCAACAGGTATGGACGGTCAGAGACTACCAGTACCACACGATGGGCGTTTTGTCCGGCACGTACCAGGACGTCAGCCGTAGCAATATCATCTGCATGCCCTTTACGTTCACCGCATTCGATGGCGCATCGCACACGGTCACAGTATCAGTCTATCCGGACAGCGGAGGGGCTACCCACTACGACTTTGACATACAGACCTCGGTCGGGGGGCAGACGTCAGACGACTTTACAACGCTGGACACTAGCGGGGTTGCGCTCCATTGGGAGCTCAGGCGGGCGTTTGCAGTCAGCGGCTGGATTGGCATAAAATACTACTATTCGGGCGTGCTGTATTTCAATATCCCGCCCGAATTATTGCCGTCTTCTGGCCGGGCCAAGCTTTATTTCACGTACAAGACACCATACCTGAACGTTAACCATCCCATTTGCGGCCTCCTGCCCTATAGCGATATTCTTACCGACTCCCCGTGGACTGGGTTTGACGACACAGGGGCCTACAACAACCCTGCATGGTGCGTGTATGACCTTCTGACCAACGATCGATATGGGTGCGGGATACCGGCTAGCTGGATGGACATGGACAGCTTCATCGATGTTGCCTCCCGATGCACAGATGAGGGCATCACTCTCAACTACGTAGTCGACACTCAACGCCCCATCGTTGACCACCTCAAGGAGATGCTGTCGGTTTGCCGCGGATTCCTCAACTTTCGCGACCGAATTTCCATCGGGATGGATTGCCCAGTTGAGGCCTACTCAAAGCTCATAACGTCCGAAGACTTCGTAGAGGGGTCGTTCAGGTATTGGGAGGTTCCGCTGGACCAGCGTCCGAACCGGATCATTTTGGAGTTCATCGATGGCGTTGACGACGGCGGAGGAACGTGGGAGACCATCCAAAAGAGCATCGAGGATTGGGATGACATACAGAAACGCGGCGCGTTTGAGCGTCGCGTGTCGTGCAAGGGTATAACGGGGGCTGCGCAGGCCAAAGCGATGGCCAACTACCTCTGGGAGTCAGCCCGCCGGTGCGTGACATACTGCTCGTTCGCGACGGGGCTCCACAACTCGGATATCGAGGTCGGCGACGTGGTCGCCATCACGTATGACCTGCCCGGGTGGACCGAGAAGTGGATGAGGGTGGTCAGCGTTCAGGACAAACATGATGGTCTAATCTCCATCACGTGCCTCGAATACGACGAGGCCGTATATGACACATCCGATGACGTGTAGGTGATCGCATGGATACCTTTCTGAACGTCAACGGCACATGGGTGAAGTGCGAGAGTCTGGATGACTTTCGCCACGTCCATTACGCGAGAATCTCCAGGGAATACAACAAGTTTATCGAAACCGGAAGGGCGACGGTCACGGTCAACGGCGAGACGTTCGGCATGCAGATCCGCGACAGCGACATTGCCAGGATGGACGGAGCGATCCGGTACAACGAGATCGGGGGCGTGACGGAGATGTACGTCACGGACGCGGACAACGTCACGCACTATCACGTCTCCATCGCGGACGCGAAGGCTATCTTGGCGGAGATGATGCGGGTCGCCTATGGCGCGCACGCGGCGAAGCAGATGGCCCGGGCGCAGATTGACGCGGCATTAACCGTCGAGGAGATGGAGGCGGTCAAGTTTGGAGATCTTTAACTTTTCACCCACCTCTGAGCCCAAGGTCACCGAGGGGTACCGCGTCATCCAATCGGCCTTTGAGAACGGCACGAAGCGCCGCTACTACAAGGGGCGCAAGGGGAAGATCTACTCGCTGGTGTTCCAGACCAACTACGAGAACGCCTGCCGCCTCATGCAGTTTTGGCGAGACCGGAAGGGGCCTTACGAGGCGTTCCTGTATGAGGATCCCCACTCCGGCGAGCTGGTGAAGGTGCACTTCAGCGAGAGCAACGTCGATTTCATGACGCAATGGAACGCATCGCACGAGTACAAGGTCGGCATCATCGAGGTCGTACTTGAGGAACTCATCTAGGGAGGAAGTGGCTACATGAAGATTACACCCCTAAGGACGA